GGGTAGGTTCCTTCTCCTGGCTGTAGGGGGGAGGGTATTGCTTGGGACCCCTATTGTAAATTTTAATGGCTTGTACTTGTAGCAGTTAGGTAAGGATATTATATCTCTACTTGTATGTTTAACTTTTGTTTCGTATATTGTATATATAACTCTTAAATAGTTAAATATGGAACAAGTAAAAGATTATGATCAGTTGACTCCTGAGGAGATTGCAAGACGTAAGGATGAGATGATTCGTTACTTCAAAGGGGAGATGGATTTCCTCACAGCGCAGAGGGATTATCAGCAAGTGGTTACTGAGCTAGAGGAGCTTAGGGCCCGCCATGTACGCGCGCAGATTATGATTGCCAATGCGCTGGCACCAGAGCCTGAGCCAGAAGGTCCCCAGGTTCCAGTAACGCCACAGACTGAGGGTAAGATTGCCCCAGCCCATGAGCGTAAACTTAAGAATGTTAAACAACCTGTCTAATACTTGTAAATCATGCCTACACCAGTAATCAATGAAACTGACCTTACAGCCCCTAGGAGTAAGATTCTTATGGATTATATCACTCACATTGTAGAGCTTTATTATGACAATGGGGAGTTGGTTAATGCTTCAGTAACACCGGCTGTTGACCAAACAGATCCTAATTATATTTCGCCTCAGTCCTTTCACCCTAGCAAGGCTTTACAGAAAGTAATTGATGCGGTATATGATTACCAGACTACTAAGGGTAAACCTGTTTCTGTAACTCCTTAATCGGACTAAAAATGGCAAAGAAGACCGATAAAAAGGGAAAAGTAGGCAAGACTACATTTGGGGTCCGCAGGAAGGGTAAGGCTAAAAAGCGCACAGGTCCTAAGGAAGCCCCTACTAAAAAGTACAACCGCCAAGGACGGTAAACAAAACCCAGCTAAACCAACAATAATATGGCTGTAGTTAACCAGGTAGAGAAAAAGATAAGAATGGATCAATGGGATATAGTGAAGTTCCAGTTGACTGTCCATTGCTATATTAAACGGATTAAGGTATCCGACCATGATCTTTCTTGTCTTACTCTACTTGGTATTGTAGGGGAACAGACTATTGAATCACTATGTAAGCTAGTGGTTTCCAATGAGATATTCTCTTCCCTTCAATCTGCAAGGAATGTGCTTACCAAGGCTGAGAAAGCAGGGCTGGTCTCCCGGAGTTCAATAAATAAGCGTAAGGTTCTGCTTAATCCCAGTCTTAATATCCAAACCTCAGGTAATATTCTGCTTAACCTTAGGGTTGTCAGGATAGAGCCTACAGCTGTAGTAGAAGGGGCCTATGAATCCCAAGAAAGCGAAAGAGTTACTGCCTAAGATCAGCCAGGATACCGGGCTGGACTTGCAGTTATTGAAAGACCTAACGGACTTTTATTGGGATAGTATACACCGTGAGCTAGTGTCCCTGGAGCATAACCATGTAATGGTAAAGCATCTGGGGACTTTTAATATCCGCAGTGAGGAGATCTTAAATAAGACCATCAGCAAATACGAAAGGATGGTATATAAAGCCCGTAAGGACCCTCCAAAAACCATGGTAAGGTTTGCTATCTATAAGAATAATGAAAGGCGTATAGAGAAGCTACAGAAGCTTTTGGAGAATCACCTAAACGAAAAGGTCAAAAAGAAACAAATCAAACAACTTAGAACTGATGTCAGGAAGCATAAAGAAAGCCTGGGAGGCAAGGAGTCAGATCCTGGAGGGACTCAAGAATAGTCTATTCCTAGATGATAAGATTGAAGAGATAGCTGATGAAAGAATGGCTATCTGTAAGAAGTGTCCTAATTTGGATACTAAAGGAACCGATTGCCTACTCCCCGGTACACAACCCTGCTGCAAGTTATGCGGTTGTTGTATGGCATTGAAAACTAGAGTACTATCTGCAAAGTGTGATGATGATAAATGGTTTGCCGTTCTTTCTCAAGAAGAAGAAGATAACCTTAACCAGCCGGAACATGATTAAGTTTGATGAAGCTACGCATACTTACCTTAGTGTAGACCCTGCCAAAGAAGCCAGGTGGACTTCCGTGACCTCCCTAGTGTCTTTATTCAAACCCCCATTTGACCGTATAGCTGCCTCAGAAAGAGCTAGCAAAAACCCAAGGTCTAAATGGTTTGGGATACCACCCGAGAAGATACAGCAGATATGGAAGAACGAAACCAGTAGGTCTACAGAGGCGGGTAAATGGTATCATTCCAAACGGGAAACAGACCTTACCTCTTTGGATAACATTGATATAGATGGGGTAAAATACAGTATTACCAAGCCAAGCCACCAGGATAACTACAAGATGGCTCCCCAGCAAAAGCTTCAGAACAATACAATCTACCCCGAATACATGGTTTACTCTATGACTGACCAGATATGCGGACAGTCGGATAAGGTAGAGGTATGTGATAACAAGGTTAGTATTACGGACTACAAGACTATTAAAACTTTAAAGACAGAAGGTTTTGTAAACTGGGAGGGTATGAGCCAGCGGATGCAAAAACCCATTGACCATCTAGATGATTGCCATCTGGTCCATTACACTCTCCAACTTTCTCTTTACTTGTACATGATACTAAAACACAATCCTCAGTTTAAACCTGGGATTTTAAATATAGAACATATAAAATTTAAACTAGATTCAATGGACGAATACGGATTTCCTATTTACCACATGGACAACAATAATCAGTTTGTTGTAGAAGAAGTAAAGAACTATAAGGTACCTTACATGAAAGAAGAAGTACTGGCTATACTTAGAGAGTTCAAGAATAACAAAGAGGATTACTTTAAGAAACTGGACAATAACAAGCACTAATGATCTTTGTCAGGATATTTGATATGGAGAATGGTAAGGTAATCCCTACCATTCACTGCTATACACTGAAGTCTTTGAAGGTTATCATTGATACCTACCCTGATGAGTATATGCCTATGCTTCAGTATATCTTCTACAAAACATGTCCTGACCCTGATCAGAATCCTTTCTTCAACCTGCCTGAGATTGACAAGGAAGAGCTTATCCTTCAGGAGGTAGGAGCTACTTTTTCTACAGATGATCCAATACTCCAGGAAGCAATAGCTTTCTGTGACAGGCTGTATGATACACCTACCAAAAGGGCGTACCGGGGATTAAAGATTTTCATGGATAAGATTGCTCTTTTCTTTGAAAATCAAAGCCTTTCTACTGGCAGGGATGGCTCCCTGGCACCCATGGTAGCTGCAGCCAAAAATTATAGTGACCTTAGAGCCTCATTCAAAGATGTAGAAAAAGACTACAAGGATGAGATTAAAGAGCTAGCACGAGGAGACTCATATACCGCATATGACCAGCGATAGTATTTACAAAACTGTACCTACCTGGGATAATGGTAACTGGACTCATACAAACTTTGAGACTCTTGAAGAGTTTAGGGATTTCCTTTTAGGTCTTTTTAAAGAGCCTGGGCAATATGGTTTTGATAAAACCGCTCTTCTTTTTAATGAGCAGGCTAGGCTTTATAACCAAAAGAAAGGCTACTGCGAGCACCCCCTAGGAACCAGAGACTTTATAAAGTACTGGGATGACCAGAAAGACAAATGTCGTAATGGGGTTATCTACAAGTCTGGGGATAAGACCTGGTATGTTACCCGGGACTATTACCACTGGATAAACTTCCTACCTATCTATGATAAGGTAAAGGGTAAGTATGGCTTCCCGGAAGTCTGGGATAGTCAATATCACATGGCTCTTTATGAGACTTTGGCTGAGCTTCACTATAAGCACTCAGCTGTCCTTAAGAAACGTCAGTTTGGATCCAGCTATTTTCACTGTGCTAAGCTCATTAATCAGCAATGGTTTGAGGAAGGACCAGTAATGAAGATGGGTGGTAGTCACAAGGACTATGTAAACCAGAAAGGTTCTTGGAAGTTCCTGGAGGAGTACCGGTCCTTTATGAATGAGCACACTGCCTGGTACCGTCCTATGAATCCAAGTAGTACAGGAATGTGGCAGCAGCAGATTGAGATCAGTAAAGGAAACCGTAAGTCCATGAAAGGTAACAAGGGGGTTATCCAGAGCTTGACCTTTGATAAGGACCCTACCAATGGTGTCGGAGGTAATATCAAGTACTTCTTCTATGAGGAGGCTGGTATTGCTCCTACCATGGATCAGACTACAGAATACCTGTATCCTGCAATGCGTTCAGGACACATCTATACAGGGATGTTTATAGCAGCAGGATCCGTGGGTGACTTGGATCAATGTGAGCCTCTCAAACAAATGATCTTGTATCCCGAGGCCAATGAGATATATGCTGTTAAATCTAACCTTGTTGATGATAAGGGCACTGAAGGATTTACTGGACTCTTTATCCCGGAGCAGTGGAGCATGCCTCCGTATATTGATGAGTACGGTAACTCACTGGTAGAACAAGCCCTCAAAGCCATCCAGGATAAGCGAGAAGTAGAGAAAAAAGAACTGACCCCTGAGAAGTATCAAATCAGGGTGTCCCAGTCCCCGACTAATATAGCAGAGGCTTTTGCTTACAGAAAAGCAGCTATTTTCCCGACACATCTTGTAACAGCCCAGATTAAAAGAATAGAAGATAACACCTACCCTGTCGAGTATTTGGATATTGAAAGGGATTCTACCGGTAAGGTAAAAGTAGAACCATCTAACAGGTTACCTATCAGGCAGTTCCCTATCATATCCAATACAGAGAATAAACAGGGAGTCTTGTGTGTTTATGAAAGACCGGTATCCTCCCCGGACTTTGGATTATACTATGCTTCCATTGACCCAGTGGGTGAGGGTAAGACTACAACCTCAGAATCCCTGACAGCTCTTTATGTCTACAAAAGAGCTGTAGAAGTCCAGAGAGTGGAGGCCGGGGAGTCAAAGTTTTATGTGGAACAAGACAAAATTGTAGCTTCCTGGTGTGGTAGGTATGATACTATTGAGGAAACCAACTCTATGCTTGAGATGATTGTAGAGTGGTATAATGCCTGGACGGTAGTTGAAAATAACGTGACCACCTTCATTACCCATATGAAGAACCGTAAGAAGACTAGGTATCTGGCTACTAAAGACCAAATGCTGTTCCTCAAAGAAGCACAGTCCAACCAGAATGTCCATCAAGATTATGGCTGGAGAAACACAGGAAACGTGTTTAAACAGCATATGCTGGACTATGGTATTGAGTACATCAAGGAAGAGATTGATTCGGTAACAGCAGAAGATGGAACCATTCTAAAGGTTGTTTATGGTGTAGAAAGAATACCAGACCCTATGTTACTTAAGGAAATGTTGGCTTATCAGCCAGGTCTGAACGTGGATAGGATTGTAGCTTATTGTGCTTTGGTAGCTTTTGCCAAGCTTCAGCAAGCGCACCGGGGGTTACCCAAACGGGTAGAGGATGTAGATAAGAGCTTGAAAAAGTCTGAAAATTTGTTTAAATTGAGTAAGAGTCCATTTACTCATATTGGGAGAAGCCAGTCTTCTAAGTCAATGCTAAAAAATAAAAGGAATCCGTTCCATAATATCAAATAAACATGGAAGTCTTAAATGCACTAGACCTGAAGAAAAAGGGTAAGAAAGCCGAAATTAATCGGATGGGTACCCTTATTCAGCCTACCCAATTCATTCCAATGGTTGAGAAAACTCCCGAGTGGATGGCCTGGAATGCTGACTGGTTGGAATTTCAGGGACTAAAACAAATCAGGCGTAATGCCAGAAGGCTTCTTAAGAACTATAAGCTTGCTAAAGGTATTATTGACCGGACAGATTATATCGTTGAAGAGAACCAGGAGAATGCTGATTTGATTGCAACCCTTACTAAAGATGATGCTTCTGCTTTGGAATTGAGGTTTTATCCTATTATTCCTAATGTAATCAATACCCTTGTAAGCGAGTTTGCCAAGCGTAGCACCCAGATTTCATTCCGGGCTATGGATGAGTTCTCTTACAATGAGATGTTGGAGGAGAAACGCAATCAGATTGAGCAGCTTTTAATGTTTGAAGCTGAAAAAGAAATTAAAGCAAAGCTTATTGAAGCAGGAGTTCCTGAAGATGATCCTCAGTTTGAAGAAGCTATTGCTCCGGATAATCTTAAGTCACTACCTGAAATTGAGCAGTTTTTCAAGAAAGACTACCGTAGTATTGCTGAGCAATGGGCTGAGCATCAGTATCGGGTAGATATGGAGCGTTTCCATATGGAAGAGCTTGAGGAGATGGCATTCCGGGATATGCTTATTACAGACCGTGAGTTCTGGCATTTTAAGATGTATGAGGATGACTATGATGTAGAGCTTTGGAATCCGGTCATCTGTTTCTACCACAAAACCCCAGAAGTCCGCTATATCTCCCAAGGAAACTGGGTAGGTAAAATAGAAATGATCACTGTTGCGGATGCTATTGACAAGTATGGCTTTATCATGACTGAAGAGCAACAGCGGTCACTAGAGCAGATTTATCCTGTCCGTGCAGCTGGTTATGCTATTCAGGGTTATCAGAATGATGGTTCATTCTATGATGCTACCAAGTCACATGACTGGAACGTACATATGCCTTCACTTGGAATGCGCCAGTATATGTCTGTATGGGATGGTGTGCTTCAGGGTGGTGATATTGTAAACTACATCATGTCTGAGTCTGAGGACTTCTTTGATATGGGTACTAACTACCTATTGCGTTGTACCACAGCCTATTGGAAGTCACAGCGCAGAGTAGGTCACCTGACTAAGATTGATGAGGTAGGTAATGTAACCAAGGATATTATTGACGAGACTTATGTAGTTACAGATAAGCCTTTGTATGATACCACCTTGTTTAAAAACAAGACTAAGGAAAACCTTGTTTTTGGTGAACATATTGACTGGATCTGGATTAACTACACATGCGGAGTAGTTAAGTTGGGACCTAACCGTCCTTCCTTCTGGGGTATGCCAAGCTATGGAGGTATTACTCCAATCTACCTTGGTATCAATAAGAACATTCCTGGACCTGTTCCTTTCCAGTTCAAAGGAGATGACTCGCTTTACGGTTGTAAGCTGCCTGTTGAGGGTTCTGTATTCTCAGATAGGAATACCCGGTCCACCTCTTTGGTAGACCTAATGAAGCCTTACCAGATAGGCTATAACATTGTAAATAACCAGATTGCAGACATCCTGATTGATGAATTAGGAACTGTAATCATGCTGGATCAGAATAGCCTACCCCGCCATTCTCTAGGAGAAGATTGGGGAAAATCAAACTATGCTAAGGCATATGTGGCTATGAAGAACTTCCAGATCCTACCCCTGGATACCACAATCACAAATACTGAAAATGCTTTGAATTTCAATCATTTTCAGAAGTTAGATCTTGAGCAGACAAACCGTCTTATGTCCAGGATTCAGCTTGCTAATTAC